CTTCCTGGCCAGGTTGAAATATTAATAGGATAAACAACTCTGGATATAAATATATAAATGTAATAAGATAACAATATAATTTTATCTTAATATATTATTAGCATTTTATCTTATTGGTAAACATATTTGGGTAAACGCAATAAGCTATAAAGTTTATCTTAATTATTTATGAATCAAAATATAATAAATTGGAGTAGTGTGTCTAATAATAATAATATAATAATATAATATAATATATATATAATTATATATATGATACATAAGACTTTAAGCACTATACCTCCCCCCATTCCATACCATACAATAAACCATTAATCTTTTATGAATTAGAATCTTTTTAATAATGCGACAGATACCAGGTATACCTTGATTATTTTTTTTTTACCATACGGCAAAATAGATTAAAATAACAATTTTAGATAAAATTTTAACTCTATATAATATAAGGACTTACAACAATTACTTAAAATTTTATGAAATATTTGGTATATTGTGCTTGCATTGTTGCCGATTAAGTGTAAAGTATAGGTATAAGGTTAAGAAAAGTGCTTAACTAAAAAGTAGATTGAAATATCAATAAGGGGAAAAAAATGACAAATAGCTTATTAAGAATTATCGTTGATCATGTAGCATGGAATTCAAAAATAGATTGCAGTTATGCCCAGCTTGACGATGCAATCAGGGAAGCTTTAAAATCGTTAGTTAAACAGATGGACGATGGCGAAAAAACAGTAGATTTTTTTGGCGAATTGGTTTTACAGAAGAAAACCACAAAAAAAGAATTTTTAGAACCAAACAACCAAAACAATGAAGATATTTACGAAAACAGGTATAACCAAAATGTTTAATTATTCAATTGTCTTGTTTACAATTCTAGTGTTCATTTTAACCATTTTAGGAGTATAAGTTATGAATAGGCAACAATGTATTAAATTATGTGATAAAATCGACAATTCCAATAATATTGGAGATTGTATCAACGCAATACAATCATTGTTAAAATCAAGAGATTGCAAGGGATATTTTCGCCATTATGCTAAAAAGTTATTGAATGGTTTAACTACTAATAAACCATTTTTTGCAATTATTAGTAAAAATGGTAATTCTAAACTTCCATTCTATTGCTTTAGTTCACTTCCAATTTATTCATGCCCAGGTATGGGAATATGTCAAACCTGGTGTTATTCATTAAAAGCCTGGAGATATCCAGCGGCATTTTTTCGACAAGTACAAAATTTTATCCTAATGAAATATGATAGGCAAGCTATTGTAGAATCATTCAATTCTATCAAAACTAATGCATCTTTTCGTCTTTATGTCGATGGGGACTTTTCTAGTCAATCTGATTGTGTATTTTGGTTTAACCTACTAAAAACTAGATCGGATATTCAAGCATATGGTTATTCAAAATCATGGGATATTATCTATTCTTGCAAGGATAATTATCCATCGAATTACCATTTAAATTTATCTTCTGGTGGTTCTATTCAATCCACTAGTAAGGAAACAATGCTTTCATTGTCTATTACAAGAGGAGAATTTATTGCCGTACAAATACCTAAACTTTCCAGGGATAAGCAAAAAATAAGGTTTTCTCTTCCAGAGTATCATTCTAGTGTTCGTGAAGCTGGTAAAGCTTTAACAGGAAAAAATGGCTTTTCATGCCCTGGTAAATGCGGAGACTGTGCCAGTAGTTCCCACGCTTGTGGTAATGACAAGTTTAATGGAATACCTATTTATATTGGCGTTCATTAATTCTAGTCTAATATTAATTGTCTACTTGTTTGCTTTATTGCCTTGCAATCTATTTTGATTGCCAGGCTTAAGGCAATAAAACACTAAATTTTAGTGTTTAGAATCGGTATACCTTATTTGGAGTATCTCACAATGGTATCTAATGAAACAATCACTATTAAACCTAATCAAGTTATTGAAATAGAGTATTTCAATGGTTATATCGATGGCTTAAACAATCTTAGTATTAAGATTGACGAAAATAAAATCGTCATCACATCATATGACGATTGTTCAAATGGATTTGATGTTAAGACTATTACCATTGATCAATTATTGATCTTAGCCAATAAAAAGTTTAACGCATTAATGGAAAAAAAACATAAACAATTTTAGTTCCAGCTTGTTTCCTTACCTTGTTTCCTTACCTTGTTTCATTACCTATTTTTTGGAGTATTTACAATGGCTTGGAGTCCTTATAAAGACAGAATTATTAGCTATGTGGAGAACAACCAAGGTTGTTCTAAATGGGATATAGCTTCGCTTTGCACTACTTCGAGCAGGAGAAATCCTAGTAAACAATATTACATAGTTAACACCGCTTTAAGAAATGGTTGGATTGAAGGTTATTTCTCTTCAGGTCGATGGCATTTATTCACACCTGAAGCATTCATGCTAATAGATGAACCTAGTTAACCTGTTAACCCTTATTTTCAACGACCTAGGGGGCGAAATCCCTAGGTCAAAAAATTTTTTTGCCATCCAACCTGGAGAATCAGGCAAAAAAAAATTCGCTTGGTTCTTTTTGTGTGTTACGATTTTTATCATTTTTTTTTGGAAAGGATTTGTATCATGCTACGAATAAATAAAGATAAGCCGATTGAATTAATGCAATGCGATAACGAGCGAATGAATCATTGTTACTTAAAAATCAGAGCAAAAGGTTTTACTAATTATGGGATTGAAAACCTTTTAGCAAGGGTTTATGAGGATGGAGTAATAATGCTTTTTGACAATCTTTGCGGGGGTTTCACTCGTTGCCATAACTTAAGCAAAAACGCAAGCAAGAAGCTAATTAGGGCATTTAAAATTGCACAGGTAAACAGATTAAAAATGGTTTTAGACCCCAAAAATTGCCTTTCAGCAGATTATGTTATAGATGGATGGTATGCTCGAATTGAACCCCAAGCTGGAAGGGCAATAACAGACGAAGAAAAGGGCATTTTAGATAGTATGATTTATAATAGATTGGATGAATGTATGGGTCGAGAAAGCATTAGGTTTGATATAAGGTCTTGGCTAATAAAAAGGGGAATAAGGATTTCTGAATATGATTTTTCAAATCGTTTTGTCGAGATAACAAATGTTCATTAGACCCTGTTTTCAAACCATGTAGACCCTGTTTTTTAACGAAAGGATGTGCAATATGATGGGCATCAATATCAACTGTAAACATCAGGACTTCATTGGCGAAATCCTGTCAGGCAAAAAGACAATTGAAACGAGAAACACTCCTAGCTTAGACCCCTATATCGGGCAAAGGGTTGGCCTGATTCGTACTGGAGTATTGTTTGCAACCTTGGAAGGGTTCGCAACCATTACAGAAAGCTTTATCTATTACGATAAACAATCATTTGATTCTGATTATGAATTGCATAGGGTTGCACCTGATTCGACTTACTACATTCCGAATCATGGAACCAAGGTTGGTTACATCCTCACGGATGTGGAAGCCATCGAACCTGAGAGAATATTGACTAAAGGTATTGTAGCCAGGAAAATAGGCAGACCCTGTTTTCCAATGAACTAGGGGGCAAAAATACCCGCCCGAAAAAGTATCATAAAATTTTATGGAATGTGTATAATTGTTTTGGGTTTGTGACGAATAACCATTGCAACCAATGAAAGGGGAGCAAGATGAAGATTATTAAAAACACGCTGGAAGTTATCACATCAGTATGGGAAGACCCTGGCGATTATCCCAACGCATTAGCTAGAGGCCCGCTACCTTCTCACCTATGCGTAGAAGATATCTCAGGTTACCTCTTGCTTCAGATTGAGAAACAAGATCAAGAGAACGATGATTTTGAGGGGTGCAAACCTGACGAAATCATGCAGTCTTTAATGGAAGACCACACCATTAGTGTCGATGGTGTGGTCATTACATCATGGCAATTCTGTCCTAAAGAGCATCCAAATTCAAATGATGCTGCTGGGCTAGACATTTGGAAGATCATCCCTTATAAATGGGATGCTGATAAGTTTGAATTGTAATAGACCCTGTTTTGAATGGATAACCTCCCGCTTTGGGGGAGTCCAAAAGTTTTATTCTTGAAAGGGATAAACCATGTCTACTGAAACCGCTTCTGATTCTGCCACCGTTACCCCTGTTGCCGATCCTAATCGTATCGTGACGATTAAGCTTAAGGCTTGCGAAGCTGAAATGATTAGAAATATAGCAGCTTGCTTGGCCAGGCCTTTGGATGAAAGCAGAACCGCTCTGCTCAGAGTATGCAATGCAACTCCAGAAGAGATGATGAAAATACATCATAAAGTTTATTCATCCGAAATGGGTTGGCATCATCTTAATTGGGATGCATAGACCCTCTTCACCTTCACCCTATAGGCTCAAATCTGTAGGGTAAAAATCTTACACACACACACACCATAAACCGAGGATAATATGTCTACTATTACGAAACCAGAAGTTTGGAAACGATTAAGTGTCAACGAATCTAAAGTATTAAAAGCTTTGTTAAGGCATTCGACTCCAACCAAAACAAAGCACCACCACCAATGCGACATCAGGCGGGCTTATGTTTCCCTCAATATGTCTCGTTATTCATTTGCTGGATGCGTATCATCATTGAAGCGAAAGGGTTTTTATTCATATGTTATTTGGTCAACAAATTTGAATCGTGCAGGGTACAAAGATTACCCCGGCAAATCGGTAAAGTTTTATGGTAGCATTTACAAAGTCAGGTCAGATATTGCAATTGTGTTAGACCCTGTTTTTTTTTAAAGGGAGGGGGTAAATTATGAACTATCTTTCAGTATGCTCTGGAATTGAAGCAGCAAGTACCGCCTGGAAAAATTTAAATTGGAATGCTGTTGGATTTTCAGAGATTGAACCTTTTCCTTCCGCTGTTTTAAGCCATCATTACCCAACTGTAAACAATTATGGAGATATAAATGGACATTCAGAATGGAAGCTTCCGTCAGTTGACATTTTGGTTGGAGGAACACCCTGCCAATCCTTTAGCATCGCTGGACTCAGGAAAGGACTTGAAGACCCAAGGGGAAACCTCATGCTTACCTATCTTAGAATCATTGAAAGTAGAAAACCTAGATGGATTGTGTGGGAAAATGTCCCCGGTGTGTTGTCATCTAACGGAGGAAGGGATTTTGCTACCTTTGTCACAGCGTTGGGGAACATGGGGTATGGGTGGGCATACCGAGTGCTGGACTCTCAATGGTTCGGAGTTCCCCAAAGACGGAAAAGAGTCTTTGTTATCGGATATCTTGGAGACAGGAATCTTGCCACAGAGGTTTTATTTAAGTCAGAAAGCGTGTGCAGGGATTCTAAGAAGGGCAAAAAAAAGGGGGAAAGAATTACCAGAACTGCTAAAGATAGCTCTGGAGTCAGTAGCACTAGAAGGCCAGAACACACAACAGTAGGTGCTTTATGTGCTGATTCTCACCCTGGCGCTTATTCTGGTCAGGATGCATACACAGGAAGGCTGATTGCAACAACTATTAACCCAACAGCTTATGCTTTTGACAGTATGTCATCTAATTCCATGAAGTCATCTAATCCAATTTCTGGATGCAACCAAGTAAATATTTCAAAAGCACTAGATACATCAAGAGGCTTAGACCCTAGTTGCAATCAAGGTGGTATAGGAATAGTTCAAGCCAATTCATATGGTACAGATTTATATAATGGAATAATTACTGGAGATACAGCAGCATCTTTAACAAGTAATGCAAATTCAACAGGTGCTGGCCCAACTGTAATGCAATTAAAAGCAGTAAGACGATTAACTCCTATTGAATGCGAAAGGCTTCAAGGTTTTCCTGACAAATATACAGAAATACCTTGGAGGGGAAAAACACCAGATCAATGCCCAGATGGGCCAAGATATAAAGCATTAGGGAATAGTATGACAGTACCTGTCATGCGTTGGATTGGAGAAAGGATAGCAATGATCGATTCCACTAGCAAATAGACCCTGTTTTAATGTATACTGTTAGCCTAAGAGGGTTCGTTAAGACCCTCTTTTTTTTTGGCCACAGGTAAAAGTCATGGATGATAAAAACTATTGGTCGTTTACCGATATTGCTGCTGACCTTGACCTAGCTTATACAACCATCAGAAGAAACATAGAAACATTTATAAAACAAAAGAAGATGAAACCTCTTACTAGAATGAAAGCAGAGAAGGGCCACTACTGCTCTGTCATGGACAGCACCCAGTACAGTTTATTTCGTGAGCTAATGAAGGGCCGAGCATCAGTAAACAAAGAAGATGATGCGGTAAACGATAAGATTTCTGACGATGGATTCTTCTACCTAATACTTCTTGTACCTGAGTTCTCAAGCGGAAGAATAAAAGCTGGCTTTACATCCAGGTTGGATTCAAGATTTTCTGAACACTTGATGTCAGCACCAACGGCAAAGCTAATTTATTCAACACCATGTCTACGCTCATGGGAAACATTCCTGTTAGCATATGTTCATTCTCATGGGGAAAAAATTAGATCGGAAGTGTTTGATGTTTTCAATACAAAGGATTTAATCAAAAACCTTAAGACCCTCTTTAAACAGGTGGGTAAACGAAAATGAATCACGGCAAAACATTCAGCAACATGAACTAAGGATTGCTCTTAGTTAAGGGAAACGCATTTGCGTGAACTAAGGAAAAATTTGATCACGAAATCTGTTTCGGGATCAAATGGCAAATGCCTATAAAAACAGGCATTCACCATGCGGTGTTTTACAGGTTTTTTTTCCAAGACGAAATCAAATATTCTTTTAGCTTTACAAATTCTTGAACACCTGTTTCAATCGCAAGAGATGAAGCGAAATTGGTTTTTTCTTTGTCTTCTCTCATTGTTATTATCGTTTGCCCAATTGATGAGTTTAAGATTGAAATTTGATATTCTGTTAATTCAATATTCATCACTATTCTCCTGTTGCTTTGGCTATGGCTGCCCTAGCTTTGTCTATGGCTAAACCGTGGTCATCCGAGTCAAAAGTTTTGCGGTCGAATTGC